CATTAGATGGCCCTCCCGAATCCTGTCACAGTGTACATAAATGCTGTATCTACATTACTCCCATTATTGAATGTTGCTGTAAATCCTGTTCGACTCAAACTAGAAACACTTACAAATAAATTTGAACTTGAGGCGTTAGGAGTAATTTGAACTTGTGGCGTATCATAAAAAGCTTTCTCAAAAGTGACAGCATAAACTCCTGTCCCTGTTTTATTAACCAAAGGATTTGTATTGTCATCTGGTAGCAAGCCATCAGCTTCAACAGAAGCACTATCTGTCCTTCCTAATAAATCTAAAGTCGAACCAAGATCGCTAATTGTTACTTTTGCATCTGTATTTGTTGAAGTAATAGAAGCTTTAATTTGCAATCCTCTCGCTCTTATAATTGCAGCTTCAAATTCTGCCCAATCTCCCCATGTAGGAGAAGAACTTGGATCATCAGGTGTTGTCCTTACAAATAAATCAACGTTTGCTTCATCAATAACATCTCCATCAAATTTTCCTGAAGCAGCATCAAATAAACCACTTCTTAAATCCCATGCTGTTCCCGTTGCAGCAATTGAATTACTAACAACTTCTTTCCGTAAAACAGCATCATATTGAACATCATCATGTCCAAAATCAAAAGTTGTTGAAAATGTATATTCTCCTTCTTCATCTCCATCAGCATAAAAAGGATCGTGGTACCCCGATGAAACATAAGGATTCGGAGTTAAAACTAAATTATTACCAATAACAGTTAAAGCACTATTAGCCTTTCCACCAGTAAACGAAGTTTCTTCGCTCCATGTTTTGATATTTAATCGTCTTGTTGTTTCAGGTAATGTTGTTACAAAAGAGGCAGGATTTGTTGACTTATTACCTAAATAATCTTGAGCCTTAACGAAATATGTTCCAGCTAATAAAGGAACTTGCTTTTGAGTTGAAGCACCTGAAACACCATCAACAATTTTATTACTTGTTAGCCAACTAGCCCCTGAAGTTCTAGGGTCATGCCTGATGACAATTCGACCACCTAACTTAACATCTAACTGTGCTACTTCTTTCCAAGATAAAACCGCTAAGGTTTCAGATATCGGAACCATTGATAGCCCTGTAATGTCATCTGGATTACCTTGTAATCCTTTAACATCATATTCACCAACAGCAGGTGTACTAAATAATATTCCACTAGAACTAATACTTGAGACTTGTATTGCATACGTCCCAACCTTTACATCCATCAAATCAATCGTTGTATTATTTACAATTTGAGTTGTAAAATTATCGTCTTCATGTCTCCACTTAACTCTATAACGATCTACACCTGAAACACCTGCCCAATGGAATGTAATTTTTACAGCAATCTTGCCGTTTAGTTCATACTGAAGTTCTTTAGTTGTAGTTCCGTCATATCGTGGAATATCTAATATTTGTACATTAGAAGGAGGACTAGGTATAACATTTAGATTGGTTGTATCCCTAGCCGTTAAAGCTAACCCCCCTTCGATATGATTATATTTACTAGGATTATGATAAACAGCTTCAATCGTATAGAGAAAATCACTTTCTTCTTTTATTCCAATTACTCTCCAGTAGGAAGTTTGTAAATCTGTACTTTCTACAACCCAAATACTGTTAGCAAGAGGAATAGCTTGAAACTCACTATTAACAACAATTACTCCATCACCTTCAGTATATTCAACAGCCCAATATTTATTGTCACAATAACCACCGATACTTGTAATATCATGTCCTGTATCAAAAGTTCCATCGGGAAGTACGACTCCTAAATTAGGACCAATAGCCACATCTATATTCTCAACATCTTTTGTACTATCTATGGTAATAGAATTTATAGTCCCACCTGAGATTCTTCCTGCTCTCCTTTCTCCTCCTTTTACAGGATCAGAAACAGAAATAATTTGTCCAGGTTTTAATAACTGAGCTGTAACTAAATTAGAAGTAAAAGCAATAACTTCACCATATTTCTCTTCGTATAACAACCATTTTCCTAATCTATTTGCTTGCGCTCGACTGGTACAAGCAAAAGCAGTCACACTCTTTTTCACAATACCCCTTTTTGCTATTTCATCTGCATCTTTGACAACTTCATACGCTCTATCTTTTAAAACTAAATCTAAATAAGCGACAACAACAACCGTAGGTTTTGTTTTTGAGCTTTGATTGGTATAAGAAAAACCTTCTTCAGTTACATTGCTTTGGTTAAAGTTATAAACAGGATCAGAAGGTGAGTCTTGTGCAATAGTCAAACTTCCATCTTCCCAGAAGCCTTGACTTCTCATAACAGACAAAAGTTGATTAACTACGTTATAAGCCTCATCTGTTGAATTAATCGTTGCATTACAACTAAATCTTGCCTCATTTGTTGTGACTCCATCCAAAGTATATGTAACTTCTTCATTAGCATATTTACTGGCACGAAAAAATGCCCATTTATCTAATTGTGAACTATCAAAATGATCCCCAAGACCAAATCTACTGTTTAAAAGTAATGCGTATAACAGCCAGCTAGGACATGCAGTCCAGGTTGCAGCTTGAAATGTTCCGTCCCAAATGAAATTAGTTGGATAAATTATTCTTCCTGTATCACTATCAACTGTAACTCCTGTTGGTATCTGGACTTTTAACCCTTTAACATCATATTTTCTCGAAGGGATTGAACTAAATTGCTGTGCATCTAATCTAATGCCAATTAACGCTGTGTTGTCATATGTTTGAGGTGCAAATTTAACAGTTGTAAAAGAACTCCAGTTAAAAGCATTTGTTAAAAGTTGATCGTTACTATCATCTGTAACTCTTGTAACTTTGACAGTATAAGTAGAATTTTCTCCTATCTGACCAGCAGCTTTTTTAAAACGTATTTCGTATTGCCTGTTATAAGCATCGGCTGTTCTTCCTTTAATTGTGTCATCAATAACTTCATCGTAAGCTGTCTCACTTCCTGTTGATATATTTGTATATTTAACAGCTATTTTTAATTGAACACTTGTTCCTAAAGTGTCACCATTTTCATTATTTATTTTTTGTAAACTAGGGATTGTAATTGTTACCCTGACAGCATCAACACTTGTATCAGTTATTGTTCTTGTTACAGGGTAATCTTTAGTTACAGGGATATTAACAACAGTAGAACTTAAAACAGCAAGTGAAGAGTCTAGGGGGATTACAGTCTGATTTGCTGTTCCTGTTCTTTCATATAAATCGACATCTTGAAAATTATACGTTCCATCAGCATTTTCCAATGCCGTGTCATTAAGAAAAACAGATTGAAGACCGTTTGCTAAGCCTTCTATTGGCCCTTCTGCAATGACTTCAGTTACATTTGCAAATTCTCTACTGTCTAAGCTATCTCTTGCTGTCCGAGGTGTCCTACTACTACCTCCGCCACCTTTACTGCCACCGGCTCCAATAATTTTTGTAGTCATGTGTCTTCAGCTCCTGTGTCTACTTGGACAGTATCAATACCTGCGCTGACAACAACGCTTCCTGTTATTGTACGTCCCAAAACAATAGGGACAGGAACGCCTGCGGCACTCGTATTTGTAATCCCACTAAAGTTAAACGATTCTCTAGGATCCTCAGTTTTTTCAGGTGTTGGAGGTGTTGGAGTTAATAATCCTGCTATGCCTCCAAACACTAATGATGCTCCGATATAAGTAATCGTTTGCCATGCAAAAGCACCTATACCTGAAGCCGTACTAAAAGTAAGGCCACCAGCAGCAAGACTGGCCCCTCCTGTGTAAAAAGCAGCCCCAATCATTACAGCTCCTATAATGATTTTTCCTACATTTCCTCCAGCTCCAGCTATCACAGGTGTAATTAATATGTCTTCCTTGCCTATTGGATCTCTTAATTCATCAAGTCCTATTGATGTATCTCCTACACATACAACATATTCTCTCTCTGCCATGTGACGGTCTAACCCTGCAAAATTAGCCACTAACATCCTTACGCTTTCTGCTACATCAGCTATATCCGCAACAATCTCTTTTCTGCCTGTAAATTCAGCCAGTTCCCCATA